ACAATATGACATTTCATTGGCTAATACACCAACGGCTAATTTGCACATCACTAACAGTGGTACTGATGGTACTGTAATTCTATTAGTCAGCAAATCTGCAACGTATACAACACCATTAGTAGGTATCTAAAATGAAACTAATTACCGAAAGAATTGAGAGCGTAAAGTATCTCACTGAAGCAACAGAAAAAGGTAAAAAGAACCTCTATATTGAAGGTACTTTTCTTGTTGCTGAAAAAGTTAATCGTAACAACCGCATGTATAAGATGGATACACTGCGTAAAGAAGTTAAACGATATAACGAAGAATTTGTTAAAACGAACCGTGCGTTAGGTGAACTTGGTCATCCAGACACACCAACCCTTAATTTGGAACGAGTATCCCATAAGATTGTATCTTTGACTGAAGATGGCAATTCATTTTATGGTAAGGCATTGATCCTAGATACTCCATACGGAAATATTGTTAAAAACTTTATTGAAAATGATGTTAACTTGGGTGTATCTTCTAGAGCTATGGGTTCTGTAACCATGACTAGAGAAGGCTACAACTTGGTACAAGACGATTTGCGTTTGGCTACGGCTGCCGATATCGTTGCGGATCCATCGGCTCCAGGTGCATTTGTTAACGGAATTATGGAGGGTAAAGAATGGCTATTCATTGAAGGACGGTTCGTGGAAATGGACATAGATAATGCTAAAAGAGCCATAAAAAATGCTCCGCAAAAAGAATTAGAAGCAGTTGCATTGCAATTGTTTGAAAATTTCATCAGAAAACTTTAATTTTATAAATAAGATATCATAAGGAGAATCCTAATGCCTACAAACAAACTAATGGAAGCAGCAGCTGAAATTCTTTCCTCTGGAAAGAGTAAAGCAGCTGCAATGCCACCACAAAAATTACCTGGTGAGGAGGTCGACCTAGGCGGACCGACACCCCAGAATGCGAAGCCAGATGATGACTCGCACAAGATTGATGCTACTAAGGCAGCTAAGAGCGCAACCGCTCCTACAACAAAGCCTTCAGATGCATCGGCCGACACTCAACTAAAAATGAGAGAAGAAGAAGAAATCGAAGGTACTGTTGTATCTGAATACAGAGTTAATGCCAAAGACGACATTGATGCTTTATTTGCCGATGACCAAAACATCTCCGAAGAATTCAAATCTAAAGTTACTACGATTTTTGAAGCACGTGTTATTGACCGTATTCAACAAATCGAAGAACAAACTGAAGCTAAGTATGCTGGTATGCTTGAAGAAGCTATCGAATCTGTACGCACTCAGTTAGAAGAAAAAGTAGATGACTATGTTAACTACGTAGTCGAACAGTGGCTAGAAGAAAACGCAATCGCTATCGAATCCGGTTTGCGTGCTGAATTAGCCGAAGACTTTATTTCTGGTCTACACAAATTGTTTGCCGAAAACTACATCAATGTACCTGAAGACAAGGTAGAATTAGTTGATGAGTTGGCAACTAAAGTGGAACAGTTAGAGTCCAAATTAAATGAAGAAATTGAAAAGAGCATCGGTTACAAGAAGTCTTTAATCGAAGTTACCAAACAACAAGTTACCCGTTCTGTTTGCGAAGGCCTAACAGAAACTCAAGTCGAAAAAATCAAATCGCTTGCAGAGAGCGTTGAATTCTCCACAGAGGAAGAATACGAAAATAAACTTGAGACAATCCGTGAAAACTACTTTCCATCTGGCGTTAAAAAGGCAGACGAAGAGCAATTACACGAACAGGTATCTCCGGAAGACGCAGGCGAAACTAAGAAACAAGTAAGCGCCGACCCATATGTGTCCTCTGTTGTTAACGCTATTTCTAAAACCAAACTATAAATTAATCAAGGAGATTAAACATGTTACTTTCTGAACAACTTCAGACCAAATGGGGCGCGGTCATTGACCACCCAGAACTACCAAAAATTACCGACCCATATCGCAGAGCTGTGACTGCTGTTATTCTTGAGAATCAAGCTCAAGAAATGCAGAAGCAATCTGGTATGATGATGGAAACCGCACCAACTAACTCGTTAGGTGGTACAGGTTATTCCGGTGGTTCTACTGCAACAGGCCCTGTTGCCGGTTTTGATCCAATCCTAATCAGCTTGGTTCGCCGTTCGTTGCCTAACCTTATCGCTTATGATATCGCTGGCGTACAACCAATGACAGGCCCAACAGGCTTGATCTTTGCAATGCGTTCTACTTACGGTACTAACCGTGATATGAATAGCAGTGCTGTCGAAGCATTCTACAATGAAGCCAACACTGGTTTCTCTGGTGACAAATTGACACAAACAGCTATTTCTATGGCTGCTAACACTGCTTTGGGTAACCAAAACGTTTTTGCTTCTACAGTTGCAACTGGCAGTGCAATGGCAACTTCTGTTGCTGAAGATTTGACATTCAACGAAATGGGCTTCTCAATTGAGAAAGTTTCTGTTACTGCAAAGTCACGCGCTTTGAAGGCAGAATACTCAATGGAACTAGCACAAGACTTGAAGGCAGTTCATGGTCTTGACGCAGAAACAGAATTGGCAAACATCTTGTCAACTGAAATTCTTGCTGAAATTAACCGTGAAGTTATCCGTACAATTTACACTGTTGCTAAAGTTGGTGCTCAAGTTGGTACTACTACAGCAGGTACATTCGATTTGGATACAGACTCCAATGGTCGCTGGATGGTTGAAAAGATTAAAGGTTTGGCATTCCAATTGGAACGCGAAGCTAATACAATCGCTAAGACAACTCGCCGCGGTAAAGGTAACGTGATGATCTGTTCATCCGATGTTGCTTCTGCTTTGGCAATGGCTGGTCTTTTAGACTATCAATCTGCTTTGAATAGCCAAGTTAACTTGACTGTTGACGATACAGGTAACACATTTGCTGGTACATTGTTTGGTCGCATCAAGGTTTATATCGATCCATATTTTGCCGCTAACTCTACTTCTGAGTTTGCTGTTATGGGTTATAAAGGCTCTAATGCATATGACGCTGGTATTTTCTACTGCCCATATGTTCCTCTACAAATGGTTCGTGCAGTTGATACAAGCAACTTCCAACCAAAAATTGGTTTCAAGACTCGTTACGGTCTAGTTGCTAATCCATTTGCTGAAGGTACTACACAAGGCGTTGGCGCATTGACCGCTAGAGCTAACTTGTACTACCGCGCATTCAAGATTTCGAACTTGATGTAATAAAAACCCCGTTAAGAGGGTTCTTTAAAAGAGAGGGTCGAAAGACCTTCTCTTTTTTTCGCCTAAATATAGATATGACAGCACTAACAAGAAACCCATCAAATCCAAATTTAATTCATCCAAATAAATTTGAGTTAAATTTTGGCCGACTGCCGAATGTGCAGTACTTTTGCCAAACAGTAACAGTACCTGGAATCTCATTGTCTGAAATTCCAAAGCCAACACCATTTGTTGACATGTATATTCCTGGTGAAAAAGCAATCTATGATTTACTCAATGTAACATTCATGGTTGATGAAGAAATACAGGCATGGAAAGAAGTACACGATTGGATTCGTGCTATGACTTTCCCTAAAGATCATTCTGAATATCAAAGCTTGGCAACATTAAATCGATATTCAACTTTAGGTAAAACTAGTGGTCCACAATATTCTGATGCATCACTTACTATATTGTCATCATCTAATATTCCATTGTATCGTTTTAAATTCTATGAAGTGTTTCCGATAAGCATTTCTTCTTTCGCCATGTCTTCTACCGATACGCCAGATAATATCATTACTGCCGATGCAACGTTCAGATATACCTATTACGATATTGACAAACTGTAATTTATAATGTATACTCCTAATCAGGAGGCTCTATGACTAAACTTGAAGAACTGTTGGAGATGTGGCGTAAAGATGCACAGATTGATCGCACACAACCTAACGTTGAACTAATTAATATTCCACAACTACACTCAAAGTACTTGACTATCATGTCGAGGCACCGACTTCTTTCTAAAGAGTCTGAGTTTAAGTTTAACAAATATAAAAAAATAAAGTGGGAATATTATACAGGCAAAATGGATGATGACGAATTAAAAAAATACGGATGGGAACCATTTCCGTTTGTGTTGAAATCCGACATTACTACATACTTTGACAGTGACGAAGATTTAAACAAACTCGCCGCCAGTAAAATTATGCATGATGAAATTGTTGATGTTTGCCAAAGTATTATGAAAGAACTCAACAGTCGTACATTTCAATTGCGTGACTATATTGCTTGGGAAAGATTCATACAAGGCATAGGTTAATGGCAGATTTGATATTAAAAAAACTTAATGAGGCTTACATTAGGTTTGAATGTGAAAGAAACATTGCACAAGAGTTGAGTGACTATTTCACATTCTATGTTCCAGGTTATCAATTTACTCCAGCTTACAAGTCTCGTTTGTGGGATGGTAAGATTAGATTGGCTGACTTACGATCATTTAATATCTATCACGGTTTAGTTCCATATATTCAAAAGTTCTGTGAAGATCGTGAGTACACATTAGAACTAGAAAAAGAAGTTAACATCACAACCAACTTCTCGATACACGAAGCAAAACAATTCATCACATCTTTAAACTTGCCACTTGAGGTACGTGATTACCAATTAGAAGCATTTGTAAAGGCCATTCGCAACAGACGAATGTTGTTGTTATCACCAACAGCATCAGGCAAATCTCTCATTCTT